GTATCTCATTGGGATACAGTATTTGCTAGTCAAGTAGATAGCGTTATAACTAACCCACCTGTTGAGAGCACACCAGATCAAGCATTTAGCGTACCTAGTTAAGGATGGATAATGGGGAAGCAAAAGTAGAATATAAATTCCATAATATGCCTGCGGTATATGTCTTAGAAACACAGATGCCGCAAGACATGATTGATGATGTCAACGACTATATGGATGAATATAGAGAAAGTAAAAATAAAGAGTCATTAGCTAAAACATTAGTTGGTCAAATACATAGTGGAGAACAATTATTATTAGATCACACAGACAAGCGTTTGATTGCATATAATGATTTTATATGTGGTTTGGGTGCTGAATATATTAGAAACTTTGCTAATATGGGTAATAAATTAAAAAATGCAAAAAGAGTTGAAATTGATGAAACTTGGTCAGTTCATAGTTACGATGGTGACTATAATCCTATTCACGATCATGGCACTAAAACTCTTATGGGTATATCTACTACAGCTTGGACTAAAGTACCTTCACAGATAGGCAAAAAAGCAACAGCTAATAGTCCAACGTATTCTTTGTATAATGAATCAGGACATTCAGATGGCTGTATAGCTTTTCAATACGGACAAGTTTCAGTTATAGATAGTGATAGACTTAAACCAGCACAATCATTTGTAATGACACCAGAAATAGGCAAGTTGTTGATATTTCCATCTTGGTTACAACATATGGTTTATCCTTTCAAAGGTGAAGGTGAAAGGCGAACAATAGCTTCTAACCTTAACTGTTGGGATGCATAGATTTCAGTTTGATTGCATTATGCATTATAATTAGTTATTAATTTTTAACAGGGAATATTATGACAGATAAAGAACTAACTAAAGAACAACAATATTGTAAAGCACAAATAGAAGATTTAACCACTAAAGAATCACAATTAAATTTTCAACTTGATCAAATAAAAGCAAGCAAATCAGTTTTTACTAATCTTCTTGCAGAATATACTAAAGATGCTGCAGAAGAAGTTGTAGAAAAAACTAAAGAGAAAAAAGAAAAATAATGACTACTGTTAAAGACGCTTTAAATGCTATTGAATCTCACGAAAGAGAATGTAAAGCTATATATAAAAGCATTGATAAAAGACTTGAAGATGGTTCTAGCCGTTTTGATAAGTTAGAAATGATGCTTTGGGCAGTATATCCATTTATAGTGGGAAGCGTAATTTTATCGAGGTTTATAGGATGAGTAGACAAAAAAAATCTACAGTAAATAAAGCTGGTAATTATACTAAACCAGGTATGCGTAAGCGTATTTTTAACAGAATAAAAGCTGGTAGCAAAGGCGGTAGACCTGGTCAATGGTCAGCAAGAAAAGCACAAATGCTTGCTAAAGCTTATAAAAAAGCAGGTGGTGGATATAAATAATTAAAACTAAGGGAAAGAGTTATGGCTTATTTACAAAGCAATATACCACATTTTAAATGTTGGGTTAGAAAAGAATATACACATAATCACGAAAAATATCATGGAGAATTTTTACACGCTATGGCAATAGCTGTAACTACAATGCCATGTCGTTGTTTGAGTTTTCAAGTAATATTTACAGGTGCAGAAACCTATGACGATCTTGATCAAGATAATTTTCATGGTGGAGCTATGTGGGCAAGGATGCCTATAACAGCTTTAGTTGCAGATATACCAGTAGATGAATGGGCAGAACCAATGCCTGTTTGGGCAGCACAGCCTTGGGATTGTTCTTCTTATAATCACTCAGTATATGTTTTAGATAGAGCAACACCTTCTCCTTGGTTAGCTAAGATAGATGGTGATATGTATCCTGCTAGATATTTATTTACAGTAGACTATGCAGAAAATGAAATAGCAGATGATCCAGCACAACATAAACAAAGTCATGTATTAGAGTTGTTAGATGCTGGGAAATGGACTGGTAATATTGTAGCTTTACCAAATAATAGAGTTAGAGTAACACATCCAGCTTGGTTTGAAGCTGGTCATGGAGCACCAGATTTTAAACCATCTCAACATATACACTATAGTAGAAATGATTTAGATTATGCTTTAGATGTAAATCAAGTATTTGATAATTTATATAATGAGGAAAATTAATGCCCTTAAAAAAAACGCAAAAAAGTCTAAAGAATTGGACAGATCAAGATTGGACTACTCCTAGTGGTAAAAAATCTAGCGAAACAGGAGAGGTATATGCTCCTAAAAAACAAATACAAAGATTAAAATCAACAAAAAAAGGTAGAAGAAAATTAGCAGCAGCAAATAGAAAAAAGAGAGCAGCTACTAGAAAAGGTAAACAACACGCAAAACATGGATTACATAAAGGAAAAAAAAGATAATGTATGAATATAAATGTGAAATAACTAGAGTAGTTGATGGTGACACAGTTGATGTAATAATTGATTGTGGTTTTTCTATATTACACAAAACTAGAGTTAGGATGTATGGTATTGATACTCCAGAATCTAGGACAAGAGATTTAGATGAAAAAGCTAGAGGTAAATTAGCTGCAAAATACATACAAGATCATATTGATAATGGCACAGATACTATTATTAAAACTGAAAAAGATAGCAAAGGTAAATTTGGAAGAATATTAGGTAAGATATTAATTGATGGGAAAGATATTAATCAGTCAATGATTGATGAAAATTTAGCAGTTTCTTATCATGGTCAAAGTAAATTAGATATAGAAGCAGAACATCTTATTAATAGACAAAAACTTATTGATGCAGGTGCATATACACCAATAGAATAATGGAATCTGCAGTTCAATTAATACAAGAGGTAGGATTCCCAATAGCAGCAGCATTAGGTTTAGGTTGGTTTATATATAAACTTATTATGCGTATTGTAGATGGCATGGAAACAAAACTTGATACTGTTGATGAGAAAGTAGAAAGTCAAATTGCAGCAATAGAAGAAAGATTAGGTACAAAACTTGATAGTCAGCATGGTATTTTAGTGGCTCTTATAGATAGAATTAGAAGTTTAGACAATGAAATTATTAGACAAGATACATTAATTAAAACTATATTAGGTGTACCACAGCTAATTGATAGTAATAAAATAGCAAAGGCAGATAGAGATGATCAAAGAAAAGATTAAAGAAGAACAAGAAAAAATATTTATAATTAGAAGCTTGCTAATAATAGGTTTAGTAATGTCTTTAGGCATTATTGGTATTAATTTAAGTGCTGATCAAATAACTTTTAAATTTAAGTCACCATCTTTTTCTGGTGTAAATACAAGTTCTCATTATCTTACGATAGAAAATCAAGAACATATGCGTAAGATGACTATAAAAGAAGAAATAAAAGCATTACAAGATGAATTAGAAAGAGATGCTGAGAATACTACATTAGCAAGATTTATAAGAAATTTAGAAAGTCGTATTTATGCACAAATATCCAGACAGATTGTAGAAAATATGTTTGGTGAAACACAATCAACGGAAGGCACATTTGAACTAGAAGGTAATATCATCTCATATAAAATAGAAGATGGTATGATAATACTAACAATTTTTAATACTAATGATGGTACAACAACTGAAATATCTTTGCCTCTCGGGGATTTTTCTTTCTAGTTGCAGTCTTATAGATGTAGTTAGAGAAACAAATCCAAAAACCTTAAATTTAGAAGGTAGAGAAACTTTTAGTATCTATGATCTACAATCAAAAGATTTAGCAAATATACAACCACCTTTAGTAAAACCAGTTGTAGCTGTATATCCTACTGCATTTACTGATCAAACAGGACAAAGAAAAAGTAATAGTGAGTTTGCTATGTTTTCATCAGCAATAACACAAGCACCAAATACTATACTTATAAGGTCATTAAAACACGCTTCAGATGGAAATTTTTTTCGTGTAGTAGAAAGAGTAGGACTTGATAATCTTACAAAAGAAAGACAACTTATAAGATCAACGAGAGAACAATTAGATGATCAAAGTATCTTATCACCTTTACTTTTTGCAGGTGTATTGTTAGAAGGTGCAGTTGTATCTTATGATAGTAATATATCTACTGGCGGAATAGGTGCAAGATATTTAGGCATTGGCTCTAGTATGCAGTATAGAGAAGATTCTGTTAGTGTAAGTTTGCGAATGGTATCAGTAGCAACAGGTGAAATATTAATAGAAGTTATGTCGCAAAAAATAATATATAGTTATGGACAGTCTCAGGATGTCTTTAAATTTATAGAAATGGGAACTGAGCTTGTAGAGGTAGAAATAGGTTCTGCCTCGAATGAGAGTACTACTTTAGCTTTAATGAAAGCTATTGAGGGTGCAGTTTTACAACTTATAAATATAGGGTACGAGAGAGGGTACTGGAAATATGAATAAATTATTAAATGTTTTTTTATTTTTATCACTGTCTGTTTTTGCAGATAATGAAATATATGTAGATCAATCAGGCAACTCAGCTACCATTGATTTAGAACAACTTGGGTCATCAAACTTAATAGGTGGGACACAAGCTACATCTGGAACAATGACTGCTTTAGACCTTGATGGTGTGTCAATGACACTTGACATTAATCAGATAGGTAGTTCTAACATATTTAGATCAGATGCTATTGATGGTGATAACTTTACTGGGTATTTTGAGTGGAATGGTGACTCTAATATTATGGATATACTTATGAATAGCACAGGTCTTATAAGTGCTGATTATGTAAATCTTAATATTGATGTTACAGGTTCAAGCAATGAATTTGATTTAGCTATAGCAGAAAATGCTGATTCTTCTTATCTTGATTTGGACTGGGTTATTTTAGGTGATAGCAATGTTTTAGATTTTGATATTGATTATGAAAATGCAATTAATTATCTTGATATTAATGGAAGTTCAAATGCGATAGATTTTACAGCTAGTGGTTATTCAGGAACGACATCTGCTGATTCTGGATATTTTTACCTAGATTTAGATGGGAGTTCAAATGATATTGATATTACGCAATCATCTACCCTTGCAAGGGATTATCTTAAAATTATTAGCAATACTTCTAATTCCAATATTTGTGTCGTTCAAGACGATCAAGGCACAACCACAGGATGTTAATATTGGAGACATATCTGAACTAAGAGGTAATGCACAAATAGTAAGGGATAAACCCTTAGATGCTTTTGTAGATTTTGATATACAAAGCAATGATGAAGCCATAACTTCTAATGGTCGTATGGCTATAACATTTCTTGATGATTCTACAGTTAGACTTACAGAACATAGTCAACTGTTAATAGACGAGTATATATATGATCCAGACCCAAGCAAATCTAAAATGGCACTCACATTTGCTATTGGAACAACTAGATTTATTTCTGGGAATATAGATAAACTTAATAAAAAGAATATATCTTTAAAAACTCCTACTGCTAATATAGCTATTAGAGGAACAGACTTTACAGCTACAGTTAATGAGTTAGGAGAAAGTTTAATTATTCTTTTACCAGATAAATATGGATTATCTAGTGGAGAAATAGAGGTAATAACAGCAACAGGAAGTGTCATACTAAATAAACCTTTTGAAGCTACTACTGTTTCTGTTTTTGAAAACTCTCCTAGTAAACCAGTAATATTAGATTTATCTCTTGATTTAATTGATAACATATTAATAGTATCACCACCTGAAGAAAAACAATTAGAACAAGAAGAAATTGTTGCACAGTCAAATACTATTTTAGATTTTAATGATCTTGATATAGATTATTTAGAAGAAGATTTTTTAGATAATGAAGCTGATTTAGAATTTACTGAACTTGATATTAATTATTTAGATGTTAATTTTTTAGAAGATTTATTAGATGTTCTTGATGAATTAAATATACAAGAAGAACAGGATCAATTACAAGCAGATGTATCATCTATAGCTATTGCAGGAACTAGATTTGGTCAAGATTTAGACACTCAGATTACTACTTTTATTACAGGTGAAAAACTTACGATATTAAGAAGTGTAAATAATACAGCAAGAGTTGATATAGATTCAGATGGTAGCTATACAGTAATTTTAATACAAGATGGTGTTTCAAGAACTATTAAGATAAATGGTGGTAGTAGCAGTATTATAAGAATTAAACAGGAAAGCTAATGAAAAAACTAATATTACCTATAGTTATATTATTGTTATTGCCATTAATATATCAGTCAACGCCAACAGAAATATTAAAACTTAGAGTGTATGACACTTTTATAAAAACACCAGAACCATCAGGAAATTTTGTAATATTAAATATAACTGAAGAAGATGTAGAGGTTGAAGGTGGTTATCCTTTGCCAAGACAAAGACTTGCAGAAATAAATATAGAGTTATTAGCTAAAGGTGCTATAGGAGTTGGTTGGGCAATATCATTTCCACAAGCTGATAGATTTGGTGGTGATAAAGATTTTGCTAGATCGCTTGGTTATGCACCTTCAGTAATAGCTATGTTTGAGGATGGTAAAGGTAATTATCCTAAACCTACAGGGACAGTAGTGAAAGGCGAAGATAATGGTGGTATAGTAAGTTTGGGAGTTAAGGAAAACCTGAACACTCTTACAGATAATACATTGCAGGGTTTAGCCATTGCTCCCACTGAAGTAGATCAGCTTGTAAGAAGAATACCTCTTTTAGTTAAAACTCCAGAAAATCAATGGATTCCTAGTTTTGGCACACAAATATATAAATCAATATTTGATGTTAAAACATACATTATAAAAACTAGTGATAATGGTATAGAGGAAATATCAATACGAGGAATACCACCAGTTAAAACAGATACTTTGGGTCGTAAGTGGATTAGTTGGGTAGATACACCACAAACAGATTTACAAGAAATGAATGTTAATGGTAAGTTTGTTATTGTTGGAGTTACTGCAAGTGGAGTAATGCCTCAGATAGCAACACCTGTAGGTTTATTAGAGCCACATAAGATACAAGCTGCATTAGCAGAATCTATTTTAATACAAGATAGTCCTTATATTCCTGACTGGCATTTAGCTGTTGAATTATTAATTCTAGTGATAACAGTAACATTTGTCTGGTTTTTAATAAATATTTTTGGAATAACGCTAGGAATAACATTTACCAGTCTATTATTTTTATTAACAATATTTTCTGGATACTATTTAATACAGCGTGGAATACTTGTAGATGTTAGTTGGACTTTAATATCACAATTTATAACTGCTTCTATAGCTTTTTACTTACGATTTAGAGAACAATATAAGCTTAGACAAGAAATTAAAAAACAGTTTGAGCATTATCTTGATCCTAGACAAGTAAAACAATTACAAGATAATCCTGACTTATTAAAACTAGGTGGTGAAAGAAAGTATTGCACTTTTTTATTTACAGATGTAAGAGGGTTTACAAGTTTGTCAGAAAAACTAGAGCCAGAAGAAGTTACTCATATTATGAACAAAGCTTTAACAATTCAAGCAAATGCTGTAAAAGAGTATGGGGGTATGGTCGATAAATACATAGGCGATGCAATGATGGCAATTTTCAATGCACCAATAGACTTAAAAGATCATGAGAATAAAGCCATATTAGCAGCGCAGAAAATACGGGCAGACATGGAGCAATCCAATTTAGGAATAGACATAGGTATAGGCATAAATTCAGGCTTTGCAATAATAGGTAATATGGGAAGTGATACACGCTTTGATTATAGTGCTATTGGCGATGCTGTAAACACCGCTGCAAGACTTGAAAGTGCTACAAAAGATGTAGGGGTAGACTTAATAATAGGTCATAACACTAAAAAATCTTGCAATTTTAAGTTAGAATTACTAAAACCAATTAAAGTTAAAGGTAAAAAACACTCTTTAGCAATATATACTATTAGATAATATGGTTAACAAAAGACTAACAGTTCAAGACGTAGCTAAAGATTTAGCTGTATCAAAAAAAGAAAACGCAGAACGTTGGAAAACTGCTTTCAATGAGTTTGCTGATATAAAACAAGAGATTGCATCTATTAACACCACTATAAGAATGGCAACATTTGGTGTTTTTAGTTTTGTTGGTGCTTTAGCTATAGCAGTATTTACTACGGTGATATTATGAAAAAAATTTTAAAAGGTTTATTAGGGCAAGTTGCTCCAACTATAGGTACAGCTTTAGGCGGCCCTATGGGCGGTATGGCAGGTAATATGATTGCAGATGTGCTTGGTTGTGCAAACAATCCAAAAGACATACAAACAGCAATTCAAAACGCTACTCCAGAACAAATGATGGAAATTAAGAAAGCAGAACAAGACTTTAAAGTTAAGATGAAAGAACTCGAAGTTGATGTATTTAAGCTTGAAACAGAAGATAAACAAAATGCAAGAGGTATGTTTAGTAAAGACTGGACAGCAAGGATCATTGGCATAGCCACTATTGGCGGTTTTTTGGGTTACATATTCTTGGTGACACTACAACCACCAGAACAAAATTCTGAAGCTTTAATAAATCTTGTACTAGGATATTTAGGAGGATTAGCGAGTGCTATTATTTCGTTCTATTTTGGAGCGTCTCACTCAGGCGACAAAGGAGAATAATATGGAAATTTCACAAGAAGGTGTGAGTTTAATAAAAAAATTTGAAGGCTGCGAGTTAGAGGCCTATAAATGTGCTGCAGGGAAATGGACAATAGGCTATGGCAGAACAAAAAATGTAAAAGAAGGCGATACTTGTACACAAGAACAAGCAGACCAATGGTTGCATGAAGAGTTGCCAGTGTACGGAGCATACGTAAGTGACGCTGTATTTATACCACTTAGTCAGAATGAGTTTGATGCTTTAGTTGCATGGACTTATAACTTAGGCCCCACAAACCTTAACAACAGTACAATGTTAAAAGTGCTAAACGACAACAAAAAAGAGGAAGTCCCACATCAAATGCGTAAGTGGAATAAGGCTAGAGTTAATGGAGAAAAAGTAGTTTTAGAAGGACTTGAACGCAGGAGACAAGCAGAATCTTTGTTGTTTGAAGGCAAAGAGTGGCATCACATTTAATATGCCTCTACAAAAAATAACATTCAGACCAGGTATTAACAGAGAGGGCACAGCTTACGATAATGAAGGCGGTTGGTTTGATTGTAATTTAGTTCGTTTTAGGAAGGGTAGACCTGAAAAGTTTGGAGGTTGGGAAAAACTTACATCAAATACATATCTAGGCACTGTTAGAGCTTTGCATCCTTGGATTGCCTTAGAGGGCACAAAGTATCTTGGGTTAGGATCACATCTAAAATACTATATTGAATCTGGTGGTAACTTTAATGACGTTACACCTATAAGATCTACAACTTCTGCTGGTGATGTAACTTTCTCTGCAACAAACGGTGACGCTACAATTACTGTGGCTGACACTGCTCATGGTGCTGTACAGAATGATTTTGTAACATTTAGTGGTGCATCTTCTCTTGGTGGCAATATTACGGCTGCTGTGCTCAATCAAGAATACCAAGTAGCTACAGTAGTAAATGCAAATAGTTACACTATTGAAGCCAAAGATACCAGTGGCACAACGGTAACGGCAAATTCATCTGACAGTGGTAATGGTGGATCAAGTGTTGTAGGAGCATACCAAGTCAACGTAGGACTAGATGTATATGTTCCTGGTACAGGTTGGGGACTAAATGGTTGGGGCATAGGTGCTTTTGGTCAAGCATCAGCTTTGTCTAATACAAACCAGTTACGTACATGGACACACGATAACTTTGGCGAAAATTTAATTATAAACCAACGTAACGGTGGTATCTTTAGGTGGCTAGAGTCTGGTGGTCTTACAACAAGAGCTGTTGAACTTTCAGCCATCTCTGGTGCAAACTTAGTGCCAACAAAAGGATTACAAGTTTTAACGTCAGAAAAAGATAGACATTTAATAGTTTTAGGTGCTGATCCTATCTCTGGTTCTTCAAGAACAGGCACTATAGATCCAATGTTAGTAGCTTTTAGTGATCAAGAAAATGAGTTAGATTTTGAGCCCTTGACAACGAACACTGCAGGTTCACTGAGGTTGTCAAGCGGCTCTTCCATTATTGGTGGTGTAAAAGCAAGACAGGAAACTCTTATTTGGACAGATACCGCTCTTTACAGTATGCAATTTATAGGGCCGCCTTTTACTTTTGGTATTAACCTTATTAATGAAGGCACAGGACTCATTGGCCCTAAAGCTGCCATAACTACGCCAAGTGGTGTGTACTGGATGAGTTATAACAATTTTTACTCTTATAATGGATCAGTGCAAACATTGCCATGTTCTGTACATAACTACGTGTTTAACGATATAAATTTAATACAATCATTTAAAATACATGCGTTTACCATAAAAGATAAAAGTGAAGTAGGTTGGTTTTATTGCTCTAGTGGCTCTAATGAGATAGATAGATACGTAATTTACAATTATGTTGAAAATATATGGTTTTATGGGCAATTAGTTAGAACAGCTTGGCTAGATTCTGGTATAGAAAATTATCCAAGAGCAGTTGCAAATGCCTATCTATACCAACAAGAAAAAGGTTTCAATGATGATGGCTCACCTATGACCAATGTTTTTATTGAAAGTTCTGACCTAGATATTGGCGATGGTGAACAGTTTAGTTTCTTAAAACGTATCATACCTGATTACAAGTTTATTGAAGATGCAAACAGCGGCAATGTAAACATAGTTTTAAAAACAAGGAACTTTCCTGGTGATTCATTAGCAACCAATTCAACAAACGTAGTAAGTGCAAACACACAACAAGTCTATGTACGGAGCAGATCAAGACAGATAGCTTTACGCTTTGAGTCTGACGATGATGCTACAAATGATGGTAATTTATCTATTGGATGGAGATTAGGAGCAACAAGGATTGACATAAAGCCAGATGGTAAAAGATGAGTAAGATCTTACAAACACAGTTACCATTAGCCACAGAGCAAGTTACTTCAGATGTTTTCAATAGATTAGTAAGAATACTTGAAATTAACTTAGGTGCTGTTGATACAGACAACGTGAGGCAAATCTCTGATGCAGAAAAAAATACCTTACAATTTAATGCAGGAAGCATCATTTGGAACACTACTGTTGGTGTTCTACAGGTATATACAGGTAACAAGTGGGTGGATATAGGTGAGCGATCGCTTGCTAAAGGTTTTGAAATGTCATCAGAGGTAGGCTCAGTCACTATCAAGATAGCAGGAGCAACCACTATAGAGTTATGATAAACGTAGCTGAAAACCTTATTTATCAACCAAAAAACTTATTACTTACATATCCAAGCGATTGGTACATACAAAAAGATACCCTCAAAGCAGTTAAAAACTCAATCAATCCGATCGTAGATTTTTATGAAGAAAGTGGTACCAACTCACCAAAACCTACAGCATTAGACAAAATAATAGATGAGCCATTAAAAGATGTTTACACTGTGCCATTCTTTTCAGCTAAGTTTTGTGAAATATTATTAGATGAAATGAAACACCTTGAGTCTTTTTTTGGATTCAAACCAAACCTAGAAGAGGATAATTTACGACAAATACCAGAAATAACTTTTCAAGATAATTGTCCACAAATATTTCAATCTTTAATGCAAACGATATATACTATTGGTAATCCTATATTTTTGAATATTTGGAATAGGCACGTAGACGGGGGTGGAATCCAGATAGCAAACTATAATTTAAAGGATAAAAAACAAGGTGCTTGGCATCACGATGCTAGTGCCGACATAAGTATGGTAGTTCCTTTGAACACGGGGGAGTACAAAGGTGGCGGAACTGAGTTTTTAAAACGTGGTACAGTTGAGCCATTACCTACAGGCCACGCTCTAATTTTTCCTAGTTTTACGCATATGCATAGAGGGCTAGCAGTAGAATCAGGAGATAGATACCTTTTGGTATTTTGGTTAACATGTAACGAGGAATGATTTGAGCATGAATGAAATGAATAATCCAGGCGGTATAGCAGGTCTAGGCAGAGGGGAAGATTCTATGATCGCCCACGTAGCACCAGGCGAAATGGTTGTACCACCAGTGCTGTCTCCCGAAACTCAAGAAACAATTAAGCAAGAAATGATCGCTGTAGGGCTTGATCCGAATGAATATACTGTAGGTCAAGGCATGTCAATCAATCCAATCACAGGTATGGCTGAGTTTGGGTTTCTTAAAAAATTAGGTAAAAGTCTTAAGAAAGTAGTAAAAAAAGTCGCTCCTATAGCAGCGGTTGCTTTACCTTTTATACCAGGTTTTCAGGCTCTAACCCCAGCCATAAAAGGTTTAATCAGTGGAGGCATAAGCAAAGCAGGTGGTGCCTCAACAAAAGATGCTTTACTTGCAGGATTAACTGTTGGGGTTGGGTCTAAGTTTGCTGGCAAAGGCGGAGTTACTGACGCAGCTTCAAAAATAGATAAATCAAGACCTTTGTTTGGTAAAGACGGAAGATTTAGAGACTTTTTTATAAAAGGGTCAGACGATAAAAATTTTATTGATAATGTGTTTGGTGGTATGAGACGTAATCAGCCAACTTTGACACAAGAACAAATGGCTGAATTGAGCCCAGAGGAATTAGCAGCATATCAACAAGCAATGAATACAGGCCCGTTAGGGGGACAATTTGGCCCTTTCTTAAGAGACACGTTTTTAGGCACAGCAGAAGACCCAGGACTTTTAAGAAACATTGGCAGTGGAATCGGAGATGGCGGTGGACTAGGTGGGAACGCTGGTCTCATGGCTTTAGCAGCATTGTATGGCAAAGCTGTGAAAGAAGATTTTAAAAAGAAAGAAGGTGGGCTTAAAGATATAAGACAATCGATTAGACCAGATCTTATGCCTGCTCCTACGTTTACGGGTTTTGATCTAGGCATTAGAAAGCCTGCAGCTATGGGTGGATTACAAGAATTAGATATGCGTATGGGTGGCCCGTCAATAGGCCCTGGTACAGGCACAAGTGATGATATACCTGCTATGCTCAGTGATGGTGAGTTTGTTATGACATCTGCTGCAAACAATGGGTTAGGTGGGTTTAAGGTTACAAAATCAGAAACTGGCATTGAAATTATGCCAAGTGGTAAACCTAACAGACAAAAGGGCGCAAGGAACATGGATAGACTTATGAAAATGTTTGAGCAATATAACGACATAGGTGCAGTGTAATGAATATAAGATCTATGCTAATGTCACCAATCGGCAGACCTAGTAGAAGACCTATATCAAATCCAGTTGCAGTTGGCAGACCTGTGCCACCCACTCCTAGTTTTGATGACTCTGAACTACGCAGAAGATTAAGAGCTCTAGAGGGCAGACGTGTGCCACAGTTTGACCCATCTGCTTTACAACAAGGTATTGCTGGGTTACAAGATCAATTTGCGAACTTTAGACAATTTGATCCTACTAATTTGCAAAGACAAATAGGTGGTTTACAAGATAGACTAGCAAACTTTAGACAATTCGATGATTCTGCGTTGCGTAGGAGACTACAAGCGCTTGAAGGCAGAGAAATACCACAGTTTGATCCTTCACAATTACAAGCTGGTATACAAGGTTTAAGTGATCGTATATCAAACATACCTCAATTCGACCCATCTGCTTTGCAAAATAGACTCAGTGCATTAGAAAATAGACAAGCACCAACATTTAATCCAGAGGATTTTAGAGAACAGTTTTTAAATATAGCTAGACAAGGTATAGATATACCACAACCGTCACCAGCTTTTGATCCTAGTGGTCTTATGTCAAGGCTAGATGATTTTGAGAACAGACTTGGTGCTATGCAACAACCTTTACCGATACAGCCACCAGGCGATTTTAATTTAGATATTAAAGAGGATGCACCAGATATAAGAGATTTTGCAAAACAATTACCAGAGGGTGGAACTATTTTTGACAGATTATCAGAGCCAACACCTCCACAAACACCACAACCTGATGTGGTTAGACCAACTCCCCCCATGTCCATAGACAGACTAGATGACCCTGTTGTTGGCAATATGCAGAGGGGAGTGGGCATACCATTTACGGCACCAAATGAAAGACCAACACCCCCTATGTCTATAGGCGGCCCAGGTGGAGGCCCAACAGATACGTTGGCTAGAGATCCTGGCGGGCCAATATCAGTTAGAGACGACTTAATGTTCCCAGGCGGTTCACCTACGTTTGATGAAAGAGGTGAAACACCAAGGCCTATACCTGGTGGTGGTATGCCAATACCTTCATTTGATCCAGCACCACCTTCAGTGCCAATAGAAGAGCCACCATTAAGAGGTAGCACTGTAGGTCAGCAGGCAGACTTAGTAACCGCAGGCGCTGACAATATTGGTGATGCATCTAGTTTAGTAGATCAACAAATGCAACAAGGTGCGATTGATCCAGTGTTATTGAATCAACAAGCCTCAGAAGTATTAACCGATCCTTTGATACGATCTCTTTATTTTGGCACAGCAGATCAGCCAGGTTTCTTTCAACAGTTACAACAAGCAGGTGCAAACTTAATTGGCAGTGATGTGCCGTTACAACAAACAGCTGGCCTATCGCCATTAGAATTATTAGCAAGACAACAAGCTGTTGCTGGGTTGGGTGGTTTTGAGCCATTCTTACAACAAAATAGAGAGCTGATAAATCAAGCGATTGAACAATCAAGAAGAGCTGAAGGTTTACAAGACCCGTATTACACTCAAGCTGAAGAAATATTCAAAGATACTATGGGTGCTTATGACCCAAGTATGACACAACAGTTCTTCAACCCGTTTGAAGATGCAGTGGTACAACAAACCATTGATGATGTATTAGAGGCAGGTGAGCAACAAGACATCGCTGCTAGAGCACAGGAAATAGGTTCTGGTGCATTTGGTGGCAGTAGAGCTAGACTTGGCGCTATGGAGCGTAGAGAGGCTCTTGGAGAAGGTTTAGCACAGGCTCTTGGTAATATTAGACAAAGAGGGTTTAGTGAAGCACAACAGACAGGACTAAGCGAGTTTGCCAGACAACAAGCAGCTAAGAGAACAGGAGCACAAGGATTAATTGGTATTGGTGTTGGCAGAGGAAGTGCCGCTCAACAACTAGGGCAACAACTTGCTGGCTACGGTGGACAGATGAGTGGTCTTGGTGCAACCCAAGAACAACTTAGAGCAGGGCAAAGAGGCGAACTAGCAGGCTTTGGTGGTGTTGGTAGAGGCATAGCAGAGACAGGCTTAGCTAGAATTTTCCAACAACAATTAGCACAACAGCAAAGACCATTAGGTGTGCTAGGGCAAATAGCTAGTATGTTACCTGGGTATCAACAATCTAGAACACAGATTGATTCTCAATATGGTATGCCTACTGATCCTACGGCCGCAGGACTAGGCGCTGCATTTAGTGCTTATGGTGCTCTTGCTCCTAGACAAGGAAGTGGCTAATGAACTTTTTGAATAGAAAAATGTTTCAAGCTGGTGGGTCTGTTACTTATGCAGATGGCTCAGTTGATAGAATTACCGCACAAGACTTTGCAAATCAATTAGCTAATTTATCTGATTCTGAATTGTTTGCATTACGCAATAGCTCTGATGCAGGACAAATATCATTAACTATGGATTTAAAGGCTGTACTTGATGATGTTACAAATCGAAAAGCTATACCATTGACTAGAAATTTGGATACGCCATTAAGATCTTCACAGTCTTTTATTGAAGATTATGGTAGAACTGCAAAAGGTGTTTTTCTACCAGCACTATCAGGTATATCAAGACAACTAATACCCGAAGAAACATTGGAAAAAAAGCCTAGACTAAGAGCATTAGCAGACTATGACTCACCTATATATGGGGCTGGATTTAGAGGTGCCATGGAAGCAGGCATGCGTGGAGGCAGGTCAGAAGAAGAATTTAAAAACATATTGCAATCATCACCTGTTGATTTAACTTCAGATATAGATGAATTGTTAGAAGAGGAGCGTCAACTTGACAAAGAGGTGTCTGCTGTTGAAGATCCTATTACATTAACACCATCTCCCGTGACAGGTGGCGAAACTCTTGGAAGATCATCTGACATTGATATAGCTAGAAGGCAAATAGAGTTTGAAAAGTCCATGATAGGAAGAGATGAGTTTGGAGAACTTTTACCAGATGACAGACCCGACTTCACATCACAGTTACCTAGCCCAGAAAGAACTGCGCCTGTTGATTTACCACCAGCTGTTGAAAATGAAATACAAAACGCTTTAGATGAACTTGAGGGTATGACTGTGCCTGAGTTAGTCCCTGAAACTAAGCCAAGTGTAACATTTGAAAAACCAAAAATAGACTTGCAGAATGTTGATACGGAAATAACCATTGATGATCTTAGTAGAGAGCGAGCATCTAAATTACCACCAAGAGAAACCTCTGGTGTGTTTGGCTCAGACAGATTTTTAGATTTTATTAGAAATGTAGGTGGAGAGCTTGCAAGAACAGGACAACTTGGTGAAGGCTTAGCATCTGGAGCTGCAAAAGCTGCAGAGGAAAGAGCAGCTAGAGATTTACTACAAGAAGAAGAAGCTAGAAAACAAACACAAGCAAAGGAACTTTTAAAATACGAAGCTAGTCTCGAGGCATTAGATGCAGGCATAATGGACTACAAAGAAGCAGAGTCTATTGGCGAAGCTGAGGAGTCAATTGATACAGCAATACGTAACTTCTCTGGAAGTGAAAGAACATTAAAAGATTTAGATGCAGTATTTAAAGATTTAGAAGATCCAAACGCATATGGTGTAAAAGGTTGGTTAACACAAAGCATGACAAAATTAGCAGCTGCTGCAGGCATGTCATTGGGTGATTGGAAGGATTTAGACCCAACAACAAGAATAAATACAACATTAGATGTGCTTGCACAACAAAGCGTTAGAGAAATACTAGGTGAATCTGGTAAAACTATTTCTAACTTAGACAGGCAAATCGTTGCTGATATATTTGGTAATCTTACAATATTTACACAACCTGCTGATATTAAGAAAAGGTTAACGAGAACGAGAAACAATGTTGTTGATAGTATGGAGCAAGACAGAAGAGCGATAATTAGAGGCACCTCTTATTTAGCAAGGACAGGTCAAACATCACCACAAGTGACCGAAGAAGAACAATTAATAAATAAAATTCTAGGTATAGATTTTAATACCCTTAGAGAGCCTGGTAGTTATTTTGCATCAGAAGGTATTATTGATACCACATTAAGACCACCTACATAATGCCAAGATTTAGAGTATTAATAGCTCCAGGTGTAACACACATCATAGATGCAGCTACTGAAGAAGAAGCACAAAAAAAAACTCGTGCTGAGATAGCTAAGGGAGCTGTTTCACCATTTTACGATGAGCTTTACTTTGATTATGAAACAGGTGTTGATCCTGCTGACTTACCTGAAGATGCAAAAGGTTTGCGTCAAAAACTAGGGCGTGCTGAAATATCTGGCGAAGACCCATTTAAAGAACAAAACAAAATACTTGACGATTTGATGAAGCGTGTGCGTGCATCTAAAGGGCCACTACAGCAAGAAGGCATACTGCAAAATTCCGTTGGAGCTGGTGGCTATATAAGAAATACTAAAGGTCAAGTGGCTTTGACACCACAAGGCTTACAACTTTTGGGATTACCTGTGCAACAAAGAAAACTACAAGATGGCACAATTATAAATCTTAATACTGTTATAGATGAAAATAGCTTCAATTTAAAAACTGGTGATCTGGCAGACTTTTCAGGTATCGCAGGCCCAGTGATAGGCACCATAGCTGCATTTATGCCCCAAACTAAAATTTTAAAAGCTCTTACAACTTTATCTGGTGGTAGAGAAAGAATAGTTAGAACATTTATGGCAGGTACTGGATCAGTAGCAGGTAAAGCAGGAGAGGAATATTTAGATGCATTAGAGGGCTTTCAATTACAAGATAATGATGAGTTGGCTGATCTTTACAAAGAAGAATTTGTGCTTGGCTCAGTAGGACAAGCTCTGTTTGGTGAGCTACCTGGTATGGCTTTTAAATCAATATTAGGTAAAAGAGCTCCTTTAGAAAATCAAAGAGCAGGTTTTGTTGCGTCAAGAAATTTAAGTTGGGCTGACGTAAAAAAACTGGATCGAGAAAAAGGACGGCCACTTTCTGATGATGAAATATTAAAAGCAGCTAAAGAGGGTAAAGTACAAAAGTTTGAATACTCTTTATCAAAAGGATTTTTGCCTGCTAGAAAAGTATATGACCAAAGATTACCTGCTACTTATCAAGGTATTTTTGAACAAGTCCTTGGTAGCAGTAGAGATAAACCAAATGTTGCTTATTTAAGGGCTGCAGTAAACAGTGTATTAAAAAACATAAAGAATGAAAAAGAAGCATTGAACGAGACTATTTCTTTATCCACTAAAAGAGGTCTTGATGAACAGGTAAATGCTGCAACACAAAAACTTCGTTTACAAGAACAGAATGTTACTAACGAATTACGTAGATTATTAGGAGAAATAGGTGACAGCGTTATAGAAGCAAAAGATTATGGCAACATACCTGCAAATAGAGTATTCGGACAAGAGCTTAAAGACACCATGAATAAAGCAAGAAATGCAGCTATGGAGCAAAGTGGTGAATCTTATCATGCAGTCGATCAAAAATTTGTTAATTTTGCAGACGACAGAAATTTGTATGAAGTCGGTAGAGATGGCATGCCAAGACCTGTAGGCACAAAGACAGATGAAGAATACGCTAAATCTGTAGTTATTAACAAAGCAATCAACAATATTATTCTCAAGCACATAAACAAAGCAGAGGAGTTTTTAAAACTTGATAGCGAAAAAGGTGTATTTCAAACCATGACCCCTCCTGGAGCTGAGATAAACAGTAGTGTACGTGCACAATTACAAAATTTGGTAGGAAAAGCCAAGTCTTTAGCAGAGCAAGGAAAATACGATCTACGTATGGTTCGTAATGATTCAAACTTTTTAAATAGGTTTTTACGTGATGTGCTTGAACAATCTGATGAAAGAAAGCTTGTCATTAATGTAGCAAGAATGTTTGATGATTATGGTATTGGTAAAAAAGGCATACAAAATTCAGATAGTATACTTACAGAGTTACAAGCAGATGGCATGAAACAAATTGAGCTTGCCTTAGAAAATACTGGTATGCGCTTACGTCCTGACGAAAAAAAATTAATAGATCGAACTCTTGAAGAACTAAGAATAGCAAATAAGAATCATTTTGACAGAATGGAGCCTTTTGATTCTATAAAGATAAACGGTTTAATAGCAAATGCTGCTAAAGGATCTATACAAGCTGACGATGTTTATTCACAAGCATTATTAAATGGCAAATTAATTGATTTAGAGAATATTTTTAAAGCTTTGCGTGACTATGATGAATACATAAAGGTAGATAAAACTTATCAAAAACGTGATGCTGCGGGCAACGTCATAGAAAATTATTATGAGAATAAATTAAAAGCAGATCTTAAAAATCGTTTGTTTGCTGATGCCTTACGTGAAGCCACTAAAGATGAACTTACTGATGTCAACTTTACACAATTTGCAAAAGAAATAAAAAGATTTGAAAAAGAACACGGTAAGTTTAGGGTTTTATTTCAAGATAGTGCCACTGGTAAAAACACAGCAGATGAAGTGTTAGCTACTATAAACCAACTTAACGAAATTGGTTTTAGTCCAAAACCACAACAATTAAGAAATATAATTAATGACATTACGCAAAGAAATGCAACACGTGGTTTAGATGCTAGTGCACAAGGTAGAGCTTTTGTAAATCAATTAGAAAGACTTGCAGAGGCCACAGAAGATAGAATTAAGTTTGAAGCAAATAGGGCTATATCACAACTGCCAGATAAAACGATTGAAGAAACAGTTAAGTCCGTATTCAAACCTGGGACTGCATCAACTATCAATGCTTTAAAAGAAACAGTAAGCCCAGAAGTTTTCCAAGATATACAACGAGCTAGTATGCAGAGGCTTTTATCAAAATCAATTGATATGAATGGGCAGGGTAAGATCACTGATTTATTTAAGTCACAAAACCTTAAAACCAGTCTTGATTCTTATGGTGATGAAACACTTGATGCTATGTTTGGTGCTGAAACTAGACGAGGACTACGTGATCTACAACAACAAATAGACATACTTACAGGTGGTGAGCCTGGTAGAGGTGGTGCAGCTGGTGGCTTGGTTGCTGCTGGTATATCTGCGGCCATAGTTTTTCAACCACTTACAGCATTGCCAACAGTTGCTGGTTTAGCAATCGCAAGGTTTTTACTGACTTACCCACCATTTGTAAGAGTTATGTCTAGATCAGACCCTGGCTCTATTTCCCGTGCCATGCGTATTTTTAACACCTCATTAAGACAGTTTGGCTTACGCTACGTTGATGGCGAGATAGTGCCTATTGGTGAGGGAATAGTTAGTATCTTAGACAAAGGTTTTGACGCAGGTGCTACAGCAGTAGGTATTACTGATGAGGATATAGAAGAGCAAGCTGAAAGTGGTATTAATACTTTTCAACAATTACGTGACCAAGTGTTAAGCCCAATCCAACAACCACCAGCCTTACCACAAGTGCAATCACCCGATCTAGCACAAGCACAGATACCAGATCCGTTATCAGAGGAACGTATTGAATTTGCTGAACGTGTAGCTGGTAGACCTATACTAGGTTAAATATCCTCAAAGAAAGTAGGATCAACAGCTACAAATCTTTTAGCTGGCCTTCCTTTACCACCAATCTTAATCTCAACCTCTTGTATTTCACCTGCATTTTTAAGTCTTTCAATAATCTCTTTGACCTCATACGACTTCATACTTCTAAATAGTTCGTGCCTATCTACTTCACGCTTGGATATTCCTTCACCGTTTCTAGATCTAATAAACGATAGCACCTGTTTAATTTTGGCTTCCATAGCACTGCTAGCAACCTTGTCTCTACAAGCCTCTATAAACAACAGATCGTAATATCTGATGAAATCCACAGCCCACGTTGTAATATCGCCTGTAATCGTCTGTGCGTCAGCGTTAGAGGCAAGTGTGCATAACAGGGCTAAACGCATAGCTTTCTCCTTAGAACGGCTTAGAAGTGGCTCTAGGTTGTCTTTTTCTAGTATATCTTGGCGTTTTACGATCTCACGGGCAAAATCTTGTAGTATTTCTTCTGATTCTCTATCAAACCTAAGAACTATCTGGTCAAGATCTATCTCTGCATTATCCCGTGATACATCACTCATATTGCCTCTTTGTCTGCGTATATAGTTGACCCAATTGACAATTGATGTTGGTGGCTCTTTGAATCTTCGTAACTCACCTACTCGTCTTGGCTCTTTTGATTCAACGACAACAAAACGATTGAGAAACCCGTCAGCTATACGCCCACTATTCAATGCTTTGTAAAAGTTCTTCGGCACTGACAGACCAACCAATGTGATTGCAGGCTTATGTGTAACACGGCTCATCATCATTTCTTTATATTGTTCTTGCACATTCATCAATGAATAGTTATCTGGCCGCAATGTTCCATGACACCTACCCCAAGCTTCCATCAGTGTTTGTATGCCATCTTCTCTGTTTGTGTTTTGTGATGCACCAATGGCTTCAAGTCTTTTACCAAACTCATCCATAATTGTAATTTGTGTTGGTCGCATTTTAAGAACTGAGTGCACTGCACCAGATGATGTGTAACCATCTCCTACTACAAGCTTTTCATGGTCACTAGCGTTTAACACTGACTCTACAAATGTTTTTATGTTTTCTTTACCTTGTCCTGACTTTGCAATACCCATGAAATACATAGATGAAAAGTTGTTCATGTTTGTTCTATAGATACGTCCACAGGTTACACTTGCTAATGCTAAGGCACCTACTAAAGACAGCTCTGGCTGTGGCACTTGTGCTATCTCCTCACAAAACTTAAACATATCTTTGAGTAACCCAGGTGGATTAAATAGATCTCTAGGTTTGTGTATGGTTTCACTTGCTTGTACAAACAAAGGTGCGATCTGATTTTTTCTATCATGTGTGCTTTTAACACTTGTAACTACTCTTTCAATCTCTTCTTGTGGTAATGGTGGATTATTGTTTTTGTTCCAGTTTTGTAGAAAGATCTTTACAAACTCAATGTTTACATTTTTAGATATTAGATAGCCTGCTATTCTTGCGGCCTCATCATTCCTTGATCCTTCTAATACACCATCTAATAGAAAAGGTGCTGTTTGCACGCTTGTTTCTGTTTTTGGAACGCCAGTGATTTTTGCAAACTCTATCTCTGTAAAGTCAGGTAAGTCTGTGTGATCTGTAATTTTCCAATCAGGAAACGTTATAGGTTTATATATTTGTCCGTTAGCATGTCTATTCCAAGGTGCAATGATTAGTCCACCTACACCTCTTATATCTATTAATCTTTCAATGGGTGTCTCTGGAGTTCTCCTTGTAGCAAAGGTGGTGTAGTTTTGTGGGTTGTTGTAATAGTAGTGCATACCTTTACCAGTAACAACTTTGAAAGGACAAGGTGGTAAATTGTTCTCCACCCAACTCATAGCCTCTGGAGAATCAGCATCTACGACAATAAACTTACCGCAAACAAGAGCAACAACTAAATTATCCTTACCCTCAAACCATGACTTTACAAGGTCTCTAGACGGTCGCTCCTGTTTATATTGCTCCCAACCTTTCAGAAAAGGTGGTGGCTTTTTGTTAGATCTTTGTAATGGAACAACGTTGTAGCCTTCGTCATAGTAAGCAAGTGCTTGCTCTAAGGATGTGTCGTCCTCAGTAATATTAAGCTGAAACACACTAAACTTCTGTTTCTATGATTTCAGATATAGGCCCGTAAATAGACTCGTAATCTAATCTCCCATCAGTTGCTCTGATAATTTTCTTAGCTTGATTGACAGTTGGATTTCTATAGCCATATCTCCAAGACTTAACGGCAGCTTCTGAACAGCCAAATTGTTTTGCAGATTCTCTTTGTCCCAAAAACTCTATATACTCTCTTAGTGTATATCTTTTAACTTTTCTTGTAGTGTGATTTGGTTTGATTCCCATAGTTTCTAATTCCTTAAGTTTTTCTGTTGCTAAACTCTTTGTACGAAAAAAGAAATTTGCTTGCCAAGTAATGTCTTGTTGCTTTGTATAAAGTTCTTTTAATCGAGCCTTTGCAGAAATGTTCTCTTGCTTGATATTCTCCATTTGCTTCTCCTGTCATCATATTGTAAAAAAATAAATTTTACACATGGTAACGATTTAGTGTATAATCGTCAAGTAAATTTATTTAGGAGAAAGTATGGAACTATCAAAAAGAATCGTATCTCCGCAAAAGCTCGTGCAAAATCAAGGAGCAAAAATCTTGGTGTATGGCATGGCTGGAGCGGGGAAAACAACCCTAGCAAAAACATGTCCTGGACGAGTGCTTGTCATAAGTGCAGAAGCTGGCTTACTTGCAATTAAGGATGCTGACAATGTTGATGCTATTGAAGTGAAAGAAGCCTCAGAAGTCATGGAGCTTCATGACGCTTTGAAGTCTGGCGAACTACAATATGACACAGTTTGTTTGGACTCAGTATCTGAGATAAGTGAGATTTTATTGAATTGGGAAAAGTCTAGAAGTAAAGATCCTAGAATGGCATATGGTAATGTCCAAGATTCAGTTGGTAATCTTATGCGTGCATTTAGAGATCTACATATGCACGTTTTATTTCTATGTAAAGAAGCCGTTATTAATGATGATGGTGTTCTTAGACATGCACCAAAAATGGTTGGTCAACAACTTGGTGAAACTGTCACCTATTTCTTTGATGAAGTGCTTGCATTACGCATCATAGAGGATCAAGACGAGGAAGGCAGAAACACAAGAAACAGATGGTTGCAGACCGTCTATGGTCAGGGATATAAAGCAAAAGACAGAAGCGGTAAGCTGGATGATTTTGAAAGACCTGATATAAGTGCCTTAATTGAGAAGTTAGGGTTTTCATTAACAAATATCACAAAGGGGGAATCTAATGAGTGATTTTAGTGATGTCGAGTTTTTCGACAATTTAGAAGAGCAGTCCACTGGCACACCAGTTGCACCAGAGGGCGAATACAATGCAAAGATTATTGCAACTGACAAATACAAATCTGCAGCAGGAAACTGGACTTTAAAAGTTACGTTTCAAATTGCTGGGGGTAAGTATCGTGACCATAATGAATGGTATAACCTATGGGCTACTAACGAGGATAACAAGCGCATAAGCACTGAGATTTTTACTAGGCTTGCTAAAGCTGTTGGGTATAAGAAGTATCCAGAGAATCACAGTGACTTTGTTGGCAAAGGCCTTAGGTTATCTCTTAGTAATGTCGATGACACCTTTACAAATGCTGAAGGTAAAGAGATCAGTACTAAGAAAACAAAGATCAAGTTGTATCTACAGAGTGAAGACTCAGATATGACTCCTCCGAGGGAGAATATCCCTACTATGTGATAAAAGGGGCGCAAGCCCCTTTTTCTTATCTATCGCTATCTGTGATGGCTATGTAAGCCAAAGGTAAGACAATACTTAGAGCAAGTATTAGTAGAACGGTTTTGATTGAAGTAATCACATGTTCACCATTTTGTTTCGCAGGTATGACAAATAAAACATTGCCTTATCTAAATCTTCTATGTTTGCATCTTTGTGATCCTCACGCCAAACATACTTGATAACCTGTCCTTTACAATATCCTTTAAACTCCGTAAAAGACAAAGCTGATTCTATAGCCTCTAAGCACTCAACCTTGCCTTTTGTGTAGTGAGGCGGGTGGTTTACGTTATCAGTCATTTTGATCCTCTCTATAAAAATTGCCAGTATTCAGCTCCACAACGTTTGGACTGTTATAAATAGTAGCAGGCTTACCACCTAAAACTTTGGTGTAATCGTCCAAGTAATCGCTGAGAAAGTTCCAACCAATCTCCATATCAGCATGATTCATTTTGAATACTTTGTTTGCATACGGTGGTTTCTTTTCTTGTGCTACAAACACAAAGTCTGCAACCTTAAAACCAGCACGTTCAAACCCACGCTTATACCATGCAGCTTGTAGATCATACGAGTAACGCCTTACCGAATTGGTAAACCCCCTTACCGAGCAATCACTCGTTGTTTTATAATCTACAAGCACAATGGCATCCTCTCCAAAATTGTTATCAAACGCATTACAAACGACATCTGCTCGTGTTTTACACAATAGATCTTGTTCATACCAATAGATTGATACTTCTTTTGGTGACTTAAAAACTTGTGGATAGTCTTCACTTGGACGCAAGTATGGCTCTGCTTCTTGCACTAGACTATTATTCATACTGTAAATAGTGTCTCTTTGTTCTTCAGTTATAACTGACAAACCTTTTGCAAGACTATCTTTCTTCAGTTGTTTGTTGGCATTGGTATAAGGCGATCCTGTAATAGTAACAACATCACTAAAAAATGCGGCCTCACCCTCAACAATCAATGAATGTGCAGCTGAGCCAAACATCATTGCAGGTGTTTGTTCAATCACTTCTTCTAAAGCATGTAGCTGACTCTGGCTAAATCTTCTTATATTTGATGAAGATATACCAGGGCCATTGTGATAAGTGTTGTTATCAAGGTTGGGAAAGTAAGCTACATCCCCTATGATTACATGCTCAAAGTTTTCTAACATATCTGGTATCTTCATGATACGTCCTTGTCTTGTTGCAACTTATCAATTGCTTGTTGTAATTCTTTAACAGCAACACCGATTTGCCAGATAAGATAATTGAGATTATCACGATCTATTTCTTGCTCAATGTCTTGTTTTGACTTTGATGGTGCATAATCTATTACACCCTCAATGATTTCAGATATATCTGTTTTTGGTTTACTCATACGTTTCTCCTATAAATGTTTTTGTATATTAACCTATATTGTGTATAATGTCTACATATAGTAAAACATATTTCACAAAAAAGTAGAAAAAGGAGTATCGTTAATGAGTAAATTAAAAAACTTACATATGGATAAGAGAGACGCTTTTGATTGTGCCAACAATGATATTGTTATGGGCGAATCCAAAGACTTGGTGCAATCATATATTAAACATCATAAGAAGATCATTGGAAGTGTCCCTTCTAATCCTCAAGAAGAAGTGCAGAACTTTAAATATGCAGACGTAGTGCAAGATGAGCCACCTTTCTATAACTATGACAGTTGGGGTCGACCCATTGAATAATACCAAAAAAGCATGAAGGTATTAAGTTTATTTGATGGTATGAGTTGCGGTCAGATCGCACTAGATCAATTAGATATACCTGTAGAAAAATACTATGCAAGTGAGATTGACAAGTATGCCATAAAGGTTACACAGAATAACTTTCCAAATACTATACAAGTCGGAGACGTATGCAATCTAAATGCAGAAGATTATAAAGATGTAGACCTTATACAGGCTGGCTCACCTTGCCAAGGATTCTCGTTTGCAGGTAAGCAGCTTGCTTTTGATGATCCTAGATCTGCGTTGTTTTTTGAGTTCATACGCTTACTTAAAGAAATTAAACCAAAATACTTTTTACTTGAAAATGTCAGAATGAAGAAAGAGTTTTTGGAAGTGATAACAGATCAACTGTCTCAGTGTTATGCGCCAGAAGATGTTGATAATCAATTCTTAAATGTTTTAGGAGAAGTGAGGTTTGAGCCTATTTTTATTAATAGTTCGCTTCTAAGCGCTCAGTCAAGGCAAAGATATTACTGGACTAACATACCTGGTATAAAGCAACCAGAGGATAGAGGCATAGTGCTAAGAGATATATTGGAAGACAGCTTTGATAGTGAAAGAGATAAAGCACATTGTATAGATGCAAATTATTACAAAGGTGCAAGTGTTGAACAATACAAGAAAAAACATAGAAGGCAGTTGGTAAATAAGCCAATTAAACTTGCAGGTGAAAAAGGTAATCATTATGGTGGTGGTTTATTTGACACCAAAGGTAAATCTCCTACTTTGAATGGCATAGGTAATGGCGGTGGTGGCACAAACAACATACCTAAGGTGCTTGCATCAAACAAAGAGCAGATGATTGAAACTAAGCCAAAAATGGTAGGCAGAGATAACACACCAGGACATGACATTCTTAAAAGAATTTATAGTGAAGATGGTAAAAGTCCTACTATTACAGCACACGCAGGCAAAGGCACAGTACCAAAAATAGAAACTAAGCCAAAACAAGTAGGTGTTGCAGTAGATATAAAAGGACACGATCAGATCAAGCGAGTGTATAGTCCAGATGGTAAGTCGCCCACAGTAACGACTTGTGGTGGTGGCCATAGAGAGCCAAAGGTAGCCGTTCAATCTTATAGGGAAGTAAGAACAGATGAAGCCAAAAAAATGCGTAGGATGACAAGACAAAAAACAGGTAAAGACCACACACCTTTTAGATCTAAGAAGCTAGAGCCGAGAAAGGACGGAAAAGTTGGGACAGTAACGCCTAGTCTTAACAAAGATCATGAGATAAGTATTGAAAAAGGAGAGCTTACTTGGAGAAAACTCACACCTTTGGAATGTGAAAGACTGCAAACAGTACCAGACAACTATACAAATCATGTTTCAAATACCCAGCGATACAAGATGTTAGGCAATGGTTGGACTGTAGAAGTGATCAAGCATATTTATAAGAATATTAAATGAAAGGCAAAAGCATTACTGTTTGGTTTAGTTGTGGTGCTGCAAGTGCAGTAGCGGCTAAGAAAACTATAGAGCTATATGGTCAAGACAACACAATTAGAGTTGTCAATAACCCGATTAAAGAAGAACACAAAGATAACAGAAGATTTTTAAAAGATGTTGAGCAATGGCTAGGTGTTAAAATAGAATATGCAATTAATCCTAAATTTCCAGATCAATCTTGTGAGACTGTATGGCAAAAAACAGCTTTTATGTCTAGTAATTTCGGTGCGCCATGCACCTTACACTTAAAAAAGAACGCAAGAAGATATTGGGAATTACGCCATGATACTGATTATATTGTTCTAGGATTTACTTTTGATGAAAAGAAACGGGCCTCTAGGTTTAAAGAAACACAAAAAGACAATCTTTTGCCTGTGTTAATAGATCAGGGCATAACAAAGCAAATGTGTTTTGATATTTTGTTGCAGGAAGGTATTAAACTGCCAGAGATCTATAAACTCGGTTTTCCAAACGCAAACTGTATTGGGTGTGTCAAAGCAACCTCACCTACGTATTGGAACTTAGTAAGAAGAACTTTTCCTGATGTATTTGAGGAAAGAGTTAAAACATCTAATAAATTAGGTGCAAAACTCGCTCGTTATAAGGGTGAAAGAATACTGTTGAAAGATCTACCAGCTGATGCAAAAGGTCGTGATTTAAAAAGTTATGACTTTGAATGTGGTATTTTTTGTATGCAAAATGACTAATCGTGTTATTATGCGATATGCCAAAATTGGTAGCAATCAAAGAAAAGATGGGGAAACCCACATTACACGAAGTTTGTGAGCGCCTAGATGTGATGTTCCAAAATATGGAATATCGGGGTGAGGATAAACTTAATATTGTGTTGGCTGCTCTTAGTTTTTGTATTTCACAGCTTAACAATGAGTTTGATGACAAAGAAGTAGCAAACCTGGTAGTTGAATTACTGGCGAAATATGCCGATAAAACGATACCTCGTTAATATTGTCAATTATTGTCAAAAAAGCATGACAGCAAAAAACATGATAAGAATGGGCTTTTCGGGATTATTTTATTTTTTTCATTTTTGTCACAAGACATTGATAAAAATACAATAAAAAACTTACAAAATACTTGACCTGGTTATAGATCTTCAAGTATCCTTTGAAAACACTATAGAGTTAAGTGGGGGTAGCTAGTATATAAATATAGCTCTAGTGCGAAACAAACATGGGACATAGAAAAAATAAACTAGAATATGCACCAATCCTGTCGTCTGACGAAGAAGCCCCAATAGAATACTGCAATCTGGATACGAAACTAAATCGTAGACAGCGTAATTTTATTTGGATCGCAGTCAATAATCCTCGTTTATCGTTAGTAGAATGTGCTTACAAAGCTGGGTATAAAGATCCTCGTCAAGCGGCCAATAAGCTCATGGATAAGCCATTAATCAGGCAAGAGTATAATTATTTGATGAATCAGGCCAAAAAGAAGTATGAATTGAATTATGATCGGGCGGTGCAAGATTTATACGACATTAGAGATAAAGCTATGGAAGCAGGGTCATTTAATGCTGCAATCTCAGCTCAAAACTCTTTGTTAAAAGTCGGGGGTCTAATTGTAGATCGGAAGGAAGTTAAGTTCGGGAAAGTAGATCAAATGAGTCGGGAAGAAGTCGAAGCTAGGTTAAAACAGCTTATGGGTAATATTGTTGAGGCAAGTATTGAGAATAAAAAAAACTCTGGCGAAGTCTTGGAAGAAGTAAAAGATCAATCAAAAGAATCTAAATAGCTATCTAAACCTTTGAATAAGGCCGATTCATTGGTAAACCAAGCTGTGTGTATGAGTTTATTGTCTTGATAAACAAGAAAACCCACCTTAAAAGGACTAAGATGGATATTCTCGTAGCGTTCTAGGTCGTATTTAGCTGCATCGAAGTCAACTATCTTGATGTCTAACTTATTCACTATCGCTTGGTTGTGTAGCTAAATAAGATACAACATAACAAGCAATAGTGATATAGAAAAGAGTATCAATCATTCTATGTAATGCATCTGTCCGTCTTTGATAGTAAATCTAACAACAGAAGTGTCTGCGTGTGCCAGATCGTTATAACCTGCGTCATACTCCGATACAAACTCTACTTTGAACATTTGCTCTAATGGTATGAGTATTTTATCTGCGTTATTGCCACCATAACGAAACAGATCTATAACTTCATCTTTATCGTTCAGCTCAAAATGAATATAGTGTCCTTCATGACAAAAGTATTTCTTGTCTTTTAGGTTTGTTATCTCAAATCCAATCTCTTGTAAGACTTCATTATTTTTAATGTCGTCAAGTGGTATTGGTTTGCTTGGCCTATAATAAGTTGACATCATTCATCTCCTCTAAGTGATGTATTAAAGCATACAATCCAGCTTTAACTCCTTTATGTTCAGCTTCAGTATAAGTATCATCTACCCAATCATCATCAGCAATTATATCTTCTGCAATATTTTTTATTCGTTGAATTGTTATTGGTCTGCTCATCATTCACCTCCTTTTAATTTATACCAAGCTATAGTTAATCTTGCCCTTAAAGATCTGCTATTTTCATAATAACAGGCATCACATAAGACTTCGTATGGGTGGCAATTTACACTTTCTTCCCAGTAATCATCTCCTTTACAATATACTTCTCCTTCCCATCTTTGTATAAGACCACACTTATCGCAACAAGTTAATTCTGAAAAATCATCTAGCAACTCTTTTTGTTTGCTACTCAACTTGTGATAATAATTATCATAAAGCTGATCAAAACATTCATTATATTCACTCATCAATCACCTCAAATTTATTCATTATTTCATCTTCTATTGACCAATAAATATCTGATCCTGCTTTTGTACTTTCATAATAGGTTTCTCCATTACTATCTTGTTTGGTAATAACGAAACAATCAAAAAGACCAAACTTTTCAAAAGCTGTTTCTTCAATTTTCATAGCCATATCTATAAGTTCTATCCATTCATCAGAATTTACAGTTATAGGTTTGTTATGACTTTTAATTGCAGCTATTTGCAAATCAATCCAATTCTGCATGGCATTTATTTTATCTTCAATCATTTGTTCTTTACTCATCATTCACCTTCTCTATATCCATTAAATAACTATCTGTTTTACAAGTCGGACAACCTTTAAAATATCCGTCTTGATCTTCCATTAGCTTTAATTCATCATCATCTTTAAAAGTTTTCATACACATATTACATATTACTTTATCCATAGTTATTAATTTACTCATCTGTCACCTCTTTAAACTCTACAAGTTCATGTGTATCAATTAATTGATCTGTGCAATCTCCAAATTGCCCACAACCAACCCAAACCTCACAACCAAATTGTTTTTCAAGATATGCAATATCACCCTTTGAGAAATGTTCAAATAATTGAACTTCTCCCCATTCATCTTGTCCTGTTCCCTTATAATCGTTATAGAGCAATATTCCATCACCATCTTCTAATTTATAATCGCAACAATCGTTGCTAACAATTACTTTACTCATCATTCACCCCCCTCTTGGTGTAAAAATCTTCGCCAGAATTTCCAAACGTTCGATGGATAAATGGCGTAAATGTTTTGGATATTTAAGTTTCTTAATCGTATTTTCTGCGTCTGTTGATTTCATGCTTTCACCTCATAATGTTCTTTGCATAGTTTAATTTGTATGTCTCCACCATCTGCTAAGCGTTGCAATTGGTCGTCATTTATGTAGATATTTTCAGCAAAATCATCTCTACTAACTTGATACGTTCTCTCCCATAAATCATCATATGGATCGTCATTGGGATTAAAAGAATCTGCATAAACTACAGTTCCATTATCTCTACTTGTCATATCATGAATATAAGCGTCCATAAGGTATATGCCTTCATCTTTGACTAAATAAAAGCATTTTTCTTTGGTGTATTTATCTTGATAAGCAAGTTTGAATTTATCTGCTTCAATGGTTTCCCTAGCCAGCTTGACTAGGGATTCATTGTTTTTAAAAGTAAGAATATTCTCCATTATTGATTCTCCATAATTTCAACTAATTCTTCGTCTGTGTATTGATTACTACAAGTAAGGCATAACGAATAACCTGCTTGATCTTGCGTTGATCTTTCATCTACTTGTTTTTTGCATAGATTACATGTATCCATTGTTATACCTCTAACTCTTTCATGATCTGGGTTAATACTTGTTCTATTCTGCCTTGATTAGCTTTGTCTAATAAAGCTACTGCAAGTTTATCCGTGATGGTGTTCTTGGTTGTCTCCATGTTTTTATACCAATTCGCAACCTTCTCCATTGTTTTAATGTCCTTGTTGCGTTTAGCACGTTTCATAGTCTTTTCTATAGTCTCATGTATGCCTAACATAACTTCATTAACTATAGCGTCTTGTTCAAACTTCCTAATCATGCTGACACTCTCTCTAATCGTGCCAGAACTGACCATAATGGTTTGAACTGTGTTTGTTTAAAGTTTTGATCAATGATCTTGTAATCATCACCAACTTTCATCATATCGTCTAAGATATGCCATTGCCCATTGCTATACAGATATGCATATTCAATATCCCAATTTACATCATTCAAATATTGTCTGATGTTGTCATACACTACAGGTTTATCTTGATGCACTCTATCTAGTATTGATTCAGCAATGGTTGATTTAAGTCCACTCAAATAACCAACGTTAGCCAATTCTTTCGCTTTGGCTTTGTTGTTGTAGTGTTTGTCAAGTATTCTGCCGTTGTGTTCTGGATAACCGTCACAGTGGCAGTAAGTGACTATGACTTTTCCGTCAGCTTGTTCGTAAGCTATGTTTGATCTAGTTGCCATATTTCCTCCGTTTATTAAATGTGATAACTAAGTCTTAATTTTACTATTTGTATCCTATATGTCAAGTTATGTGACTGAACATTGTGTAGCTATGTTTTACAGTAATAAATATTTATATGATGGTATTTTGAGGAATAATCGCATCTACCCTCGC